GTAAGAGCTTTAACAACCAAGGTCTCCGACCAAATAACTCGACTTCAATCAGAAAATGTCAAAAACGCTAAATAAATTAATCTATAACTACCAGATTTCTAAACTAATGACACCAGAAAATACGGTTAAGTTATTAGACACTAGTAAGTTAGATGAGTTTATTAAGAACATTGTCGCTAAGAAAATGTCAGAAGCTCACCATAAGATTGATTCTGGTAATGAAGCTTACCGATGGAGAACTGGAATGGGTGGTGAATTAGCTCTTGAACAAATGTTAGGAAAATCTTTTGTTGACCTTAGCATAGGTGACTCAAATGATTATCATGTCCCAGACCTATCTAAATTAGGTTTAGAGGTCGGAATTAAGTCAGTTGAACGTGGTAAGTACCCTGTGATTTTTAAACGTTCAACGAAGCCAGAAATAGTTATTCTAAGACTTGCCGATGATACGTTCAGTATTCTTGGTGTCGCTTTGGTAGAAGACTTGAATAAGTATCAAGATGATACTCAGATTTTAAGTCCATCACTTCGGACCAGAGGAACCAAAACGGCCTTCACGGGATTACATAAATTAAAAGGGTTTAATAACTTAGGTGAGCTAATAAAACTTATATAGAATTTAAAGCGGTTCGTATTGAATCTAAGTTAGGTTCAACTTCAATATCATAAGTCAATTTAAACCATTCAACAGCCTCTTTAATTTTTAACGTCCACACAGCTTCATTGTGAATCTTAGGTATTGTCTTAAATAATTTTTTATTATAAATATTATAATAAGCACTTACAGGTCCATTATAACCTTTTTCTTTTATCTTAACGGATAAGTCGTATGGTAAATAATCGTTCATATTAATCATTGTTTATATATGATAAATATCATATAAAACAAAAAAGCCTAATCTTTCGACTAGGCTTTTAAGTTTATATAAGATTATGATTATCTTAATTCGTTAATGTTAAATGTTGGAACACCATCAACTCTTACGTGACCGTAGAATCTGTTGTTTACAACTTTCTTAGCATAACGTGTCATGATACCTTTAACTGGAGCAAAGTTAAATGGATTGTACATTGTTGGAGTTAATTGTAACGGCACGTATGGTGCGTAGATATAACCAGTATCCAATAATGATTTTCCTTTGTGTCCAATGATACAAGAGTATGCTGGAGCATAAGGGTCACGGTACACTTGGTAACGTCCACTTAAAGTTCCGATTCTCTCGATACCCATGTTGTACTCATCTTGCTCTGGGTTAGCATCACTTACGTGGAAGTATTCTAAGTCATCAAATATTGCAGACAATTCAGAAGATACAACGATAAAGTTAGCACCACCTCTAAGAGTAGATTTATGGATTTGAGCTGAAGTTTGGTTAATACGAGTGATTAACGTTTGGTTCCAGTCTTTTTGTGTATAAGGACTTGCAGCAGTAGAAGCTTTTCTCCAACCATTGTAATCCCAACGTAATTGCCATGCAGCCGCAGCACGTAAATCTCTAAGGATTTCACGGTCAATTTCAGCAGCAACTTGTTCTGATAACATTGCTGTTAATTCAGCTTCAGCATCGATGTTGTGGAATGCACTAACGTCTTGAGCTAATTCTGGTGACCAAGTAGCACGTAATTTTCTTTCTTCAACAGAAACAACAACTTCGTCTAATTTGAAAGATACTTCTCCCATTTCAGTTTCAAGTTCTAATGAAGCGTATTCTGCCCAAGCAACAGAGAATGTGTTTGCAGTAGCAACACCATTCGCAGTAACTGTGAATGAAGATAATGCACCTACATAACCATCATAAGTTGCAGTACCAGCAGCAGCAGCTCCTGTAGCAGTTGTTCCAACTGGATGACTTAAGTCAAGACCAATGTAACAAGTACCTGTAGCATCTGTTAAGTTTGAATAGTTAACAAGACCTTTACCGTATTGTAGAGTTACTACACGGAATGGAATCTCTTTACCAGCAGCGATGATAACGTTACCATCACGGTCAGAAATGTTGTTAGTAGCTAATACGTGTAATGAAGCTAAGAAAGATTCAGTATCCATTTGGTTACCGTTTGCTCCAGTCATTACCGCTTTGTTTGTAGCACCAGGTGTAAAACCTGTAATACCTAAAACAACTCCTCTTACAGAACCGTCAGTAGCTGTTGCTAAAGCAGTTGAGTTTGCTGTGTTATAAACACCGTTTGAGTCTAAAGCCCATGCGTTGTATCCACCTGTTACGATTGTAAGAGTACCTTTTGAGTTATCAAATAAACCGTCATTGTAGAATGCGTCATATAAGCTTTTAGCCATCATAGTAGTTACAGGACAAGATGTAGAGTCGATACAAGAAGGAACTGAACTAGAACCTTTTCCATCAAGACCACCTAATGAAGTGTGAGCTGAATAAGTAGTACCATAAGCACCACCATTGTTGTTATAATCGTTACCAGCAGTAACACCATCCATACGAGATGAAGTTTGTGGTACGAAGAAGAACAATTTACCGATTGGCATGTTCATAGCTTGTACAGACACGATGTCGTTAGCTAATAATTTAGAGAAAACTCTACGTACAATAGGGAAAACAACTGTTTCAAAAGAACCAGAGTTTGTAGCTGTTGTAGATTCTGCAATTAATGTAGACGCTTGGTTTTCATATAATTGAGCGATGTTTTCTTTTACGTGGCCTCTTAAGCCATCAAGGAATCCTAATGAATCCCATTTAGATTGAGTTTCTTTACGAATCGCTTTCATGTGATTCATACCGATGTTACCTACTTGTCCAGATGTTAATAAATGTGACATAATTTGTATTTGTTTTTAGTTTTTGTTATTATTATTTTTTTATTATCGACTAGATTATTTAGTTCTGTTTATAAGGTCTAAAATTCTCTTAGTTGATGGGTCAACGTATGCAGTGCTTTCGTTTAATTGTTTTGAAGCACCAGTACTAACCTCTTTGATTAATTTATTCTCTACTGATTCCTTAATTGGTTTTCTTGTTTCCAATTCGCTAGCAATAGCTTTGTAAAGTTTTTTGGATTCTACTAAGTTTGAAACTTCGTTATCAAATCTCTTGATAATGTTGTGTTTCTCTGCTTTAGTTGTTGAGTGCTCCATGAATAATCTAGTTGTATAAGTAAGATTACTATTGAATACTACAGTTTCAACTAATTGAGTTCTAAATACCTTAAGAGCTTTTCTGAATTCTTCATTCTCAGCTTTTAATTTAGTAGCCTCAACTAATAGACCATTATATTTTTTCTTTGTTTCTAAAACAAGTTTTTTTGATGCTGATTCAGCAAGTTGTTCTTTAGCACCAGAACCAACAATACTACCAGAATGTTTTCCAGCGGTAATTTTAGCCTTAGAGCTAGAATTAGGGATTTGCTCATCTAATTCTTCAACACCTTCTTCGTCTTCGCCATCAGCTGGAACTAAGTCTGTCATATCTGCTTCAACACCTTCTTCGTCTTCGCCATCAGCTGCAACTAAGTCTGTCATATCTGCTTCAACACCTTCTTCATCACCACCCATTTCGATTTCGTAATCAGTGTCATCACCAGCTCCTAATTCATCACCCATATCAACACCCATATCAACACCCATATCGTCAGTATCCATAGCACCACCTAAAGGCGTGTTATTTGTTTTAACAATATATTGTCCAGGTTGTGTTATGTTCATGTGAATTTCGTCACCAACGATTTCGATTTCATCCTCGCCAGACAATTTCTTGTAAATTGCGATAACGTCATCATCTGATGCGGCTGTCATGTCCATTGCTACTCCACCTAACTCATCAGAGTCCATTCCAAGTTCTGAGCCCATTTCTGGTCCCACTTCATCAGAGGTTTCAATGTCACCTAAGTCATCATCTTCTAATTCAGCACCATCTAAATCTCCCATAACATCAGCAGAAGCTGCATCAGCATCTCCACCTAATTCTACTGGTCCATCAGTTGATTCTAAATCTTCTTCTTCATACATCTCTTTAATAAGAGATTCTTTCACCACACTATCAATTTCTTCTCTAGCTACGCTACGAAGTATTTCTTTTGTGTTGGCGTTAAGAGCAGACTGGATGTTTTTTACATCTAGTAACGCTTCTTCAAGTATTGATTTTTTTTCAGCCATTTTATTTTTTTTGTTTTTATTTATTTGATAAATAATCGAGGTATTATTGCCTCGCTTGTTAATAAATATATGTTATTTTTCGAAAAGCCATATTTGGCTCAAAAAAAGTAATTATTTTTATTAGTCAAGTAAAAATTTATCTAGTTTATCGTTTAAATTTTCTTTTATAATAGGTTTTTTAGCTTCTACACCTTCAACATATGGTTTTGCTTCTTCTTTATTTCTAAAAATCCATGCATCTGGTGTAGACGGTGCTGTTACTACGTCCCAACAGATTATCTCATAATCATCTTGAACAATTTGTTCACCATTTCTGCCTTCAACTAATGAACCAACACCACGTGATGATACACCAATTTTAATTCTATTACGAAGTAAGTTCGCAACTTCATCACCTTTGGTAGAAACTATACCTAAATTGATAAAACCTGGAGTCATTAAGATTTCCATTTTACCCATAAGAGTATGGTTTTCCCACCATGTTTCAATAATATTATGCGATATTCTATCACCAGCGATTACTGATGATTCTGGATGGTCTAATTCACCTACAGCTCTACGCTCACGTATTGCTTGTTGATATAATTGGTCTTGCTTTCTTAGAATAGCTTCTGGATATACTCGACCATTACGATTAAGGATACCGTATTTTTGTAGTACCACGTAAACAATAAGTGGTTCAACGATGGCTAACTTACCTACATCAAGCTTTTTCATCTCATTGATGAACGGTTGATTCCTAGGTTCATCTGGGCTAATATAACCAGCGTCATGCTCAATTAAATAACCATAACCACTTTGCCCAGCTCTTATTAATTTTAAATCAGTATCCATAAATGTTTTATCTATAGATATAAATATGCTTATAAAACAAAAAAGCCCCAATCATTATGATTGGGGCCTTTATTTTATTGTATTTAATTTTTTTTCTTGTAGAATTTGAAGTATCGATTATCTTCAAATGTGTCAACAATTACTGTAGTTATTATTGACTCTAACATACCTTTCATTCGTTCTGAATTAATTGATATTTCTGTATTTAAGAATAGTGTTAATTCGCAATTCATAAAGCTTCGTTTACCGTATCTAATACCAGATTCTCTGATATCTAAGTCAACTATAGTTCGGTCTTTAAGAAACTCTGTATCAGTATCTAAATCAAATAAATTAAATAGTGCTTGTTTTACTTTTTTATTTAAGTCTCGAATGACTCTAGTATAACTAATTTCACCTTCTGATTGTGGTTCTGACCATGCGGATATGTTTAAATATACGGCTTTAGGGTGACGATTATTTACGCTACCTAGAACAATGTTGTAGTTCTTAAAATTGTTAATTTTTAATTCTTTTCCTGTTTTCATATACCTGGTGTTTTAACAAGTATAGGTAAAATTTACCAGGAAGTCAAGTAATTAATGTAGTTTTAACCAAATACTTAGACCAAAACCAACAAGTATTTGAATAAATGAAATAATAGCAATTACAGCAACCCATCTAGTCTTTTGTTTATAGATTTCATCCTTAGCTTCTTTCATTTGCGTAGGTGACCAAATCTCATTAACCTTTTCAATCCAAGTAGAATGAGAAGTTACCTTACCTTCAATGTTTTTAATTTCACTAATCTTAGTGTTTAAATCATTGAAACGTTGGTCCATATCGATTCTCATCTTTTCAGTTGATTCATTTAGACGCTCTAATTCTTTTAATACTAATTTGCTGTATTCACCCCAGCTATCTTTTTCTTCGCTCATAACTATATAAACTTAATGTTTGTTAATAAATTTGTAATTGTTGAGCACATAGACTCATAACATTTTATTTTAGACTCTGAACAGTCTGATTTATCGATATCTACTTTACCGTTATCAACTATTAATTTTAGTTTTTTAACAATAACTTTATAGTCATCTTCTTTATTCATCTTATTAGTTAATTCTCTTAACTTAAGGATATTTTCATTTGGAACACTTTTCATTTTAATTAAATTAAACTACTTTTAAGTTCAACTAACTTAGATATTTTTTTCTCAAAATCTTCAGTTATGTCAACTTTATCATTCAATAACTTATCTTTTACTCTAAGAAGTTTATCCTTAACATCAAGGTCTGAACCACTTAATTTTTCATTAATTAAATCAATACATTCACGTAATGTTGCAGTATAAACTTCTGATTTTTCTTCTGGTGTAGAATCAATAAGAGCCTTTAAAATTCGTTTCTCTGATTCATCAAGACTATCATACTTATCATTGTATTTATCAACCATCATAGTTGTAAGCATACTAGATGGTAACTCAATCGCCTCAACTAATTCTTTCTTTTTATTACCTAAAATATAAGTAACAATAGCATTGGTTGCTTCAACAATTGTATCAATAGTGTTTGGTGTTTTTTTAGTGAAAATAAGCTTAGAAATATTCTCATGCAAAGCCTTATGTTCGTATTCAAAATCTTCTTTTAATAACTCACCTTTTTCACATAATCTTATGAATTCTGATAAATTATTATTAGCTTCAATTAATTTCTTTTTATCAAAAGATGAAAATAAATTAATGTTTTCTTTAACGTATTCAGTAGCTTTATCTTTATCAGTTTCAACCTTAGTTTCGATATTAGTTATAACTAAAAACTGAGTTTTTAGCATTTCATTTTCTCGAATAGCTTTGACGTATTTCATGAATAAGTTATTAGAATCCACATTGTTTGTAGTAATACCTTCAGAAACCAATTCATTAAACGCATTCTTTATTTTTCCAAAATTTTGCATGTTTGTTCTTTTAATTAATAAATATCATTATTTACTGGAAAACTATAATTATTCGTCAAGCATTTTATCGATTTCATCAATCATTGTATTGATTCCTTCATTAATCTTGATATTCTTATTATAAATTTTAACTTTATCTTCAGTTATAGTGTTATCTGGCTTTATTGATTGAACTAATACATCTACAAATCTACCTTTGTATTTATTAGTTCTAGCCGTTAATTTATCAGTTAATAAAGCTTTTTGTTCAGTAAGTAATTTTTCTTTTCTTCGAACAGATTCTGCAACTGTTTCATCAGCAGCCGCTGTTTGTTCTTCAGTACCAGCATCAGCTTCAGCTGCATCAGCTTCTTCACCAGCAGCACCAGCTTCAGCTCCAGCTTCAGTATCTTCAGCTCCTTCTAAATCATCACCGAAATCTAAGTCTTCACCACCTAGACCACCGCCACCAAATGAGGCACCACCGCCTCCACCACCACCTCCAGCAGCATCATCACCACCTTCAGCACCACCTTCACCACCACCTTTAAGTGCTAGCTCATAATCACCGTAGATTCTATCAACTACATCAAACATACCAGTATGCTTAATAACATTTGCTGAATTAGCTAATTCAGCCGCAGCCGCTTTCTCCATACGTTGTTCAAGTAAATCTTGTTTAATTTCATCATCAGACCAACCAAGAATTTCTCTTTTACCACGAGTCATTGACATTGCACCAAATCCGTTACCAGCATCAGATACTGAATCTTTATAAAGCGTAATCTTAAGTTGAGTGTGCTCAACTTTAAGCATTTCAGCTTGAGTAGAAGGATTGTTAAGCGTAAGTGTAAAATTATCAAGGTCTTCTTCAAAACCTAGAATATATAAATGAATTATAGCAATCTTGTTTAATTCTTGAATCATTGATTGTTGGATTCTATTGATAGTTCTAGAGAAACGAATATCTTGTAACGCAAGGTTCTTACCATCACCAGTAGCTTCATCAAAATTTAAGAAAGGTTTAGGTACTCTTAAAGCTGTAAATAAATTTCTTTGTAGGTATTCAATATCAGCAATTTGGTCCAAGTTAGTCGCACCAGGTAATGTATCAATAGGATTAGGAGCATCTTCAGTTCTAACTGGGATAAAATAATCTTGGTCATTTGATAACTGATTGTATCTAAGGTCCATTTGACCTGTTTGTGGGTCAATGATTGGCATTCTCTTGAATCGGTCAGCAATCGTATTTACGTATGCTTCTACATCAGCATCATCAATGTTACCGACATAAATCTTATATACACGTCTTTCTGGGGCTCTAGTTACACGATAAACAAGCATACTATCCTCAGATAGCAATAACTGCTTCCAAACACGTCTAGACTTCTCTAATACGCTTGTACCATATGGTAGTCTTCTATCATCACCAAGTAAACGGAAATGAGCTATTTGCCATGAATTGAATTCAATATCACGACCTCTCCAGAAAAATTTAACTTTATCTGATGTTTTATTATCAGCAACGTTAGTATCTCTTCCAGATATCATATCAAATAACCCACCTTCTCTACGTTCCATTTCATAGTTAGGCATTTGCTTGGCACCAATGATACCATTCTTGTCATCTATGTTTAGGTAAACAAAGTTATCACCATACTTACAAGTGTTTCTTGTCCACATTGGT